GGAAGAGAAGATGACAATTGAAGTAAAAGATATTTGTGGCGATGATGAACTTCCAGTAGATGAAGAACGAGATTGGGACGGTGATAGAGCGGAAGCATCAATTAGAAAGTGGGCTTCATCTGACGGAACAGGAGACAAAGATAAAATTGACTGGGATAAATATAAAAGAGGTTTTGTCTGGAGAAATGAAGAAGATATTGAGAACTTTACCTCATACAAACTTCCATTTGCTGAAGTGATTGACGGAAAACTAACAGCAATTTGGCGAGGAATAGTCGCAGCGATGGGAGCATTACTTGGTGTAAGAGGAGGTGTAGATATTCCAGAAGATGATAGAAAACAAGCATATAATTTTTTAGTCAAGTATTATGAGAAGGTCGATAAAGAACCGCCAGAATTTCATCAGGAAGAAGAAGTGTCAGTTGAAGAAGAACCGGTCAAAGAAGAACCAATACAATCAGAGGAGGATAAATTGAAAACAGTCAAAGACAATATTCAGCAAGCCATAGGATTACTGCAGCAAACTTTAGATATTTTAGAAAGCGGTGATACAGAAACACCACCACAAGAACCTGACCAAGTTTCACAAGAGGAATTACAGTTGCAAAAACAATTGCAAGAAAAAATACAGCAGTTGACAGAAAAAATTAAACAAATTACAGGGAGCGTGGATTGATGTTTGTGTCAATGCGGAGATGTCAGGCAATGCCAGAGACATTAGCAATTGAACAGTCAATCTTATTCCTGTAATAAACAAACATGGAGGTTTTAAGTATGGAAAATTTTGACAATCTTTTGAAGGCAGTTGACGGGCTTGAACAGAAAATTGCTAAACTTGAAGAGATCGCCAAAGAAGCGAATAACAAGTTGCTTAATGCCCTGAAAACCGCCAAGCCAGTTTCAAAATATGGGGTATCCGAAGAAAGTTGTATGAAGTTCATCAAACTGACAAGGGCGTTGCTTGCTGGTGATATTGCTGAAGCAAAAGTTGTTTCCGGCGCATCACCCGCCACTGGTGGATATTTGATACCAACAGAAGTCGCAGGGACTATTCTTTCTATCGTCCATCAATACAGTGTTGCGTTGAGATATTCCACAATCTTCCCGATGGGGTCAAAGAATGTGAATATTCCCAAAGCCATTGCTAATCTGTATGACTATGTTGTAGACGAAGGAGTATCACTCACACCAGTAGCATCTGGAAACCTGTTCGGTGTTGTTCCGCTTTCAGCGAAGAGGCACGGGAGCATTGTCCCTATCACAAATGATATGATTGAAAGTGCATCTGTGAATGTAGTTGACTTCCTGATGGAGGAAATTGCCAGAGCGTTGGCAAAAGGAACTGATTCAATTACATTCTTGGGCACGACCAGTGCAGGAACAACGGTTTCCAGTATGCCAGGAATTTTGGCGAATGAAGAAGTAACAGCAGTTACCACCAGCACTACGGCGATAACTTCCTTGAAGGTGAAAGACCTTGACGATTGTATAGCGTCAGTAGATTCGTCAGTGCTTGATGGAGCAAGATTCTTTATGAATACTGCTGTGCTTTATGGGGTTGTGGCTAATCTCAAAGAAAACACAGGTGAAAACGCTGGATTGATTTATCAGCCAGCAACAGGAGATAGGCCTGCTATGTGGAGAGGGTTTCCGATTGAGACAGTAAGTTGCTTACCTTCTTCTGGTGGTGCGAATACAAAGTTTATTGCGTTCGGCAATTTGAAGTATAACATCATCGGAAGATTGGGTGAACTGTCTTATGACACAGCGAGAGAAGCCACGATTATTGAAGGAAGCACCACTTATAATCTTTGGCAACAGGGAATGCAGGCCATCAAACTTGAGGAGATGATAGACATTAAAGTGGCGTTCCCGACAGCGTTTGCGTATATAAAAACCGCTTCCAGTTAATTTGTTTCTTAACTGGTTTGTCAGGGGAGGGGCTGGAGATAAGAATGGTCTCTCCCCTGATGCAGGGAGCAAAATAAAATGAGCGAAAAAAAATATAAAGTAGGTTGGATAAGATGCGATGATAACTGGGCGTTCAAAAATGTTTGTAAGCATTTTCAAAAACAGATGAAAGAATATAATCACTTGGATTGTATTAGCGGTGATAATCAATATGCTGATGTTTATTGTGTTGTCAGTCCCAGTTTTTTGAAATATGTTGAGCAGTTAAATAAAGTAATTCTACATTTAGATAGTGAGCGGGCATTAAAATGAAAAAAATTTTATACAAGATTTTTTCCGACAGTTGGTCTTGGGGACTAATAGTAAAACGATTATTGAAAGAACTTGACACAGAATTTTTTTTTACAAAGGACGAGAAAGAAACAGATTATGCAGTTTTGTTTTTGCAGCAAATTACACTTTTGAAATTTGTTTCAGCAAAAGATTATGTTAAAACAATTTGCCGATTGGGTGGTAATAGAACCTTCAGCGGAGATGAAATGAGATATAAAAATCAAATGGAAAATGTTCACTCAATTATAGCAACAAATAAATATCTTTATGAAATAGGCAAGCGGGCAAATCCAAGAACATATCTTATTCCTAATGGATTAGATTTGGATGAATGGAAGCCAGTAAAACCGAAAAGAGGAAGAACAAAATTTATTGCTGGTTTTGTTGGCAATGTGAGCACGCCAGGATATAGAGACCATAAAGGATACGATTTAGTCATTGATGCTTGTAAGCAAACAGGGATTGAACTAATATCAGCCCTTTACGGCGAAAATCAAATACCGCACGAGAAAATGCAGTCAGAATTTTATCACAAAATTTCTGTCTTAATTCATCCGACAAAATCAGAGGGATGTTCAAATACTATTATGGAAGCCCTTGCTTGCGGTGTTCCAGTGATAACAACAAGAACCGCAGGATATCACGGCGAAATGTTGAAAGATAGCAAGAATGTTTTATTCTGTGAACGAACTGTTGAAAGTATTGTTGACTGTATCAATAGATTAAAGGACGATAAAAACCTGTTTAACAAATTAAAAAAAGAAAGTAGAAAATTTGCTGAACAGCATCACGACATAAAAAGTATTGCCGAACAGTATAAACAGGTTTTTAATCAATGTATTAAAGACAATGAAAAATTAAATCAACAAATGTTAAAAGACCAAGAAACACAAGTGAAGATACGAGCATTAAGAAGTTGTTTTATTGAAAATTATGGGCTGTTGAAAAAAGGGGAAGAGATGCAGGTTTCATTGTTGTTGGCAAAACGACTCGGCAACGAATATGTGGAGATAATCAATGAAGGATAAGTTTAAGAAAAAAAGAAAAAATAAAATGGTTGGCAAAAAATCAAAAAATGTGGAGGTAAAAAATTATGGCGATTGTCAGCACGACTGAAGTTAAACGATTTATGCTTCCTGGAATGAGTGTGGATGACACGACACTTTCACAGTTGATTGATGCTGTAGTTTCTGACATGGAAATAAACACAGGACGATGGTTTAATTATGATACTTATACAGAGACACTTTCAGGCGGTGATTATGATAGACCAAGAACCTTTTTATTCTTGAAAGGTGTCGCAGTATCAAAGTTAAACTCTATAGCGATAAATGACATAGAACAGGATGTAACAGAATTTAGCATTGCTGACAATGACACAATACGGTATGTTTCAACATTTCCAGTATATTTTCCGTCAGGTGTAAATAACATTGTCATTGAATACATAGCGGGTTATGGGACCGGAACAGGGCAAACACAAGCCCCCGCAGGATTAAAGCAAGCAATTATTGACGAAGTAATTTTGAGATACGAATATTATTTCAGTGAAAGCAGGGTCGGTGAAAATATAGTGGACTTGAAAAAAACCTTTTTGTCTTCAAAAGTTGAAAACATTTTGAATAAATACAAGAGAATATCAATATGATAATAGACACAAAGATGGCAGGACAATTCAGTTTTATGGAGAAGATGCAAAAGTTTGGTAATACTCTATTGCAGGATAGAGTTAAGCAAGTAAGAATTGCTTGTATCTACATAAAGAATTATATTCAAAAAAATAAATTATCTGGTCAGGTTTTACGAAGAAGAAGCGGGCAGTTAGCCAAATCACTTAGTTTTGAAGTGTTTCAAAAAGGAAAAGATGTTGCAGGACGAGTAGGCACTCCAAAGATATATTCCAGAATTCACGAATTAGGCGGCACTATCACAGCAAAAAATACAAAATATTTGACAATACCATTAAAAGCAGCAATGACTCCAGCAGGTGTTTTACGCAAGCCAGCAAAAGAATATGGGAATACTTTTGTCAGGACAATTGGTAAAAATAAAATAATGTTCACTACAGAAAAAGGAAGATTAGAACCCATTTTTCTTTTGAAAACGAGTGTCAAAATTCCACAAAGACCGTATTTCAGACCAGCATTAAAAGAAACACAGAAAAAAGTCAGTTTAATTGTCGGTGAAAGTGTTAAAACAGCATTAAGGGTAGCGGGGAGTTAATATAATGACAGCAGAAGATATTATTACTCAATTAAAAACGATTTTAACAAATGATAATACATTGAAGACATACATTAAAGCCATTTTTGTTGGTGATAGACAGAGAATTTATGGAGATACATTTCCTTGTATAGTTATTGAGGTAATATCTGATAGATTGATACAAAGATACAGAGGCAATATAGTAGAAAACAATCTTGAGATAAACATTATTCCAGCAGTGCAAATATCAGATAGAGATAAAGCGTTAATAGGGGATGCCACAATTAAAGGCATAATTGATGTTATTAGCCACATTAAGACAGCGATAAATAGTCAATATCCCTCGCTTAATAAAAAATGCCTTTATTTTGATTTATCAACAGAAGAAATTGGCGACTTTCCCGACTTGAACGGGAAATATGCTGTCATAAAAATGAATGTGATGTATCGGGAGGCAATTTAAGTATGACAACGACATTTTTAACTGATTATTTTTCAATCCTTGATAGGTGTAAAAACTTATTAGCGACAGAATTTACGCCAGTTGTCTGGTCGCCAAAAAAAGAATATAGCACAAATTCATTGATTGTTCCTACAGTATCAAATGGTAGTTATTATAGATGTATTCTTGCTGGTATTAGTGATGAAACCGAACCTGTTTGGTCGACAAGTTTTTGGAGTGAAAAAACTGATGGCACTGTCAAATGGCGTCAGGAAGACCCTGTTTATATCCTTGACAATGAACCTGTTGATTTTAGTTATCCTTGTGTAATATTGAGAGATATTGAAGTGATGTCAGAAATTCAACAAGCGATAGGCAATCAACCGATGTCAACAGTGAAAGTAACTTTATCGGTCATTGCCTATCAAGGAGCGCCGACAACGAAAACCTTCCTCCAAACAAGAGCGCAGTGTTATGATGTTTTGAAACAGGTCAAAAATGTTATCAGGAAATATCCCAATCTGAATTCGTTTGAAGGTGTCCTGTCAGCAACCGCAGGCATTGATACTCTTGATGAAACAGTAGATAAGGTTTTTTTCAAAATAGATTTACTGTGGATAATAAAATTGTTGAGCAAAAAATCCTAATGACGGAGGCGTAAGATGGCATATCAAGATAGCATTTTTCAAAAAATAGCAATCAACGAAATTCTTGTCCCTGGTGAAATAAAAGTGTCCAGAACAAGCGAAAGAAAAATCATTCACGCTACAGGAAAACGAGAGCCGTATGCTTCATTTCCAGGTCAAGCGAGTATAACTGGAAATATCAAGTTTAATCTCGGTGAAGGATTGACTGATATTTTGGATTTAGTTTTATCTGATGAAAATGGGGCAATGCAAGAAGTTGAAATAGACGATGGTAATAAATTATACACGGCGTATTTTACATCAGCGACAATTACTGTTCCCACTCTTGATGTTGTGGAAGTGAGTTTGGATTTCATAGCAAAATCAACAGCAGTATCAAATTTACCAGAAGGAGACCCTATTTTGTCAAATCCTTTTATTGGAGCGAATATATCCTTGACAGGTTTTCCGTCAACAATAGATTTTGAAAGTATTGAAATAAAGATAACAAATTCTGTGAGCGCAAAATACACAGCAAAAGGCACAAGTAGATTGCCGTCGCATTTAGCGCAAGGATATATGGATATAGAAGTAGATATTAAATTCAATGAAGATACAGGGATTGATATTCTTGGGTCTCTTTCAAAAGTAACCACAGGAACAGTAGTGATTAAATCCGCCAACGGTTTGAAAACATTGACAATCACTATGACGAACTTACTTGCCGGCGAAAGTCCAAGAGAAGTTACAAAAGAAGATATTGTGAAATACGGGTTAACTTATTCAGCAGAAACAATTGCATTTACAGTCGCATAAAAAGGAGGGTAAAACAATATGAGAGAAAAAACAATTGAAAGTGGTAACTTGTTGATAAAATTAAGGACTATGACAAGAGCCAGGTATCTTGAAATACTACGAGAATATATGAGCACCAATGACGCCGTCAAGTTTGCTGACGATTTAGTTTTTTACTCTATTGTGAGTTGGAACGTAAAAGATAAAGACGGCAATATTTTGCCAATTACGAGAGAGATTTTTCATAACAATGTTTTTGCTGACATCACAAATGAATTGCAGGAAGCCGCAGTTGAAGTGAATAATCTTAAACCCATTGAAAAAAAAACATAATAAAAGCGGTTTGTTTTTCGTTAGGATGGAGTGAGAAAGATTATGAAAAAGATGTTAAGATACAGCAAAAAAAGATGGCACAAAAAGAAGTATCAAGCAATGAATATATTGAAAAATACTGGATTATCACCAAGTTTGGTCTTGATGCATATAATTTGCCAAATGATGAGTTTGAGGCGATTTGTCTCATTCAGGATATCAACGATAGATTTGAGCGGTGGACTGCTGAAAAAATTGAGTATGAGACCAAGATAAAGGGGTCAAAATGGCGGAAGTAGTAGCACAAAATATATTGGAAATTCTGATAAATTCAAAAGATAACACTTCTGAAACAGTCAAGAATGTTCAAAGAAACATTGAGCAGTTGGCAAATAAACTTCAACAAATCGGCAAGCAATGGACCACGATAGGTGGCGCAGGCGTAGCCGCAATGACTGGAATGGTCAGGTCAACGGTAATGTATGCTGAAACAGTTGATAAATTAAATAAGACCACTGGATTATCAACAGATTTTATTCAGGAAATGATATATGCTGCTGAACAGGAACATGGATCAATTGAAGGATTGACGACGGGCTTCAAAATGCTTTCAAGGAATATGTATGATGCGTCAAAAGGAACAGGAGAAGCAAAAGATGTTTTTGAAATGATGGGAATTTCAGTAACAAATGCTGATGGAACACTACGAAATCTTGGCGATGTAATGTTAGAAGTGGCTGACTGGTTTAAGGCAAGCAATGATGAAGCAGCAAAAAGCGCCATCGCATTAAAATTGTTTGGACGGTCAGGTAGTGAACTTGTGCCCTTCTTAGAACTTGGGAGCGTAGGAATACAAGAATTGAGAGATGAATTTAGACAAACTGGTAGAATGATGTCAGGCGAAAATGTAAGAGATTTGAAACTGTTTAGCGATGAGGTATTAATATTGACGACAGTGTTGAAAGGCATCAAAGACCAAATAAGTGTTTCTTTAATTCCTTTTTTGAAAGATATGGTAAAAACTGGAATTGGTATATTGCAATGGTTCAGAGAATTATCCCCAGAGACAAAAGAATTTTTAGCAAAACTGTTTTTAATCGGTAGTGCTGGAATGGTTGCAGCAGGCGGATTATTGTTATTTACATCAGCAATTTTGAGAACAATCAATGGAACAATGGCTCTTACTGGATTTTTACAAAAATTGGGAAGTTTAGGAGTAGCAAATATCGGCGCATTAACTTCTTCAATGATAGGGTTTATATCAGTCGTTGCACTTGCAATTTCACTGATGGAAATTTTTACTGCTTTCACAGGGATGAAGCAAGCGAAAGAAACAAAAAATCTTGCTGAAAGTAGAATGAAGGAACTTGAAGCAATTGAACGAGATTGGAAAGCAGGTCGCATAACAAAAGAAGAAGCGCTTGCACGGATGAAAGGCGGGGCTGAACGATTTTATGGTGCTACACCTATTGCTGGAGCATATTCAGCAACATATGGTATGAGTGCTTTACAAAAAACATCTTACGAAATTGGCAGGTTAATTCAAATTCAGGCAGATATGAAATTCGTTAAAGAGGAAGAGTTGCCACAAAAATTAAACACTGTGCTTGGCGATATGGTAACAAATTACGGACATTGAAACCATGGCAGAAAGTAATCAAGTTAAAATTAACTGGCAACAAATGACGAATAATAAAGTAATTGCTGAAGGATATTTTGCTGAATATACAGCAAGGGATTGGTATGAATTCAGCAGAAAAAAAATAGATAACACAAGCAGCGGTCAAATAAACACATCGTCAGAAAATTTATTTTACAGCGATAAGATACAGCAAATTTTATTGAGGCCGAACATTGAACCGATTGATATGATAGTTGAAGATTTTAACGCTCCATATAACGGTGATTGGTGGAATGCTTACGGCACTTACGCAAATTGGGAAGTTAGAAAAATTATGGGTAGTCCTGAATGCTTGATGCTATATCAAAAAAATGTTCAATATAAAGATATAAATAATAATTATCAAGTAGTTGATTGGTCTATTTTTGCTGGTAGTGATTACGGTTTTAAGTTAGACGGCTTCAAAGAAAATCAAGGATTTATAATATGGATTGCCAATAATATATTGCCTGACAATGTGCAAAACGAATTAGTTTTTCATCTTTATCATCTTAACCCTCATAATCAAGAAGAAGTTGTTAATGGTGTTTATATCAAAATTACAGCGTCAAAAGAATTTCAAATATGTCATTATATTGATATAGAAGATACGGGTTTAATTCCGCCGAGAAAGAAAGTTTTTACTCAATGGGAGCAAGGAAGTTTAACTCCGCAGAAAAAATTCGTTGAATGGCCTGGCAATCCTGTATTTTATGTCTTAATGATGAGTGATAAATACATTTTATTTGGCGTCAATGGATTGGACAATCCTTTTACTATGGAATGTCAGGATTATGAAACTGGAAAAACGATGGATGGATTAAATTATCCTGTGCTTGTTAGAGGGGATGCTAATTTATTCATCTCTGGAAAGGGTCAAGTATTGCTTGGTTTCAAAAAACTGGCATATAAAAACAAAGCCACAATCACATTGCCAGAATTTAAGCCAGGATATGTGTTAAACAGTCCTCAGTATCAAGTTTTACGGGTGAAACGAAATAATGACGATGAAGTGGATTGCAAAATCTATAAACACGGAATAACTAAATCGGACTATAAAGTTTATGGCGAAATAACTTTGTCAGGTCAAGAAATGCCGACAAATACCAAAGCATTGATAAATTATGATGAGTCAGCAAAAAATAGAATTATAGATTATAGAAATAATAATACAGAAACAACGCCATCATTTATAAAGGTGAAAATTGTAGACAATCAAGCAAGAGAAAAAGGAACTGATTTAACTTTACCTGGAAATATTGAAAGTGAAATAATCTCTTTCACCGAAACAAGTAATTCAAATAACGGTATTGCTAATAATATCACAGCGACAGTTGAGTGTTATGGGTCTTTTGAAAAACTGTATGCAACAAATTTAACGAACAAAAAATTACTCGGCAATATCACTATTAGATTGAAAGAAAATTTAACTGATAGTAATAGATATAATTTCATCTTCCAAGAGCCACAGATTAGTATTTCTGGCTTTGAAAATATAAAATTAACCTTTAATTCTATTGAAAACGATATATTGCATTATCTCAATCAAAAAACGGGCTATATCATTTCATTTGACGATATGAATATCGCTGATATTCAAGCAATGGAAACAATTTGTGATATTTTGAAAATAGATTTTGAAACAGATGTAGAAGGTCAAACAATCCCTGATAATATTGAAAACAAGGAAGGAACTTATACATTTCAACCGAATGTAACTTTTTTAGAAATTCTTGCTAAACTTGCAGAAATTCAAGGACACTTGTTATATCCTTATCAGGGTAAATTGTGTTACAAAAAAATTAAAAGCACAACGGATTTTATAATCGGTAGAGCAAAAAATAGTTTGACTGAAAATATCACTTACACTCAATTAAAAAATTATAAATCAAGGTTAATTGTAGTCGGCACTGCTGGTGAAAACACAGAAGAATATAAAATAGGTCAAAAACTTGTCGGTATTTGGCGAAATTCAACACTGGAACAGGAAATTGGTTACACTCCACATGTTTGCATTAACGACGCACTGACAAATTGGGAAATGGTTGAACAATACGGCAATAAACTGTGGAACAAATTTAATTCTGCAAATTATAAAATTGTTTTCACTATCCCATATGCTAAAGATTACGTTGACAAAATTTTTCTATTTAATGTTTTTCAATGGTTTGACCCGTCATTTTCAGCAGTGCA